AGCTAAATTAGCATTAAACTCTTCATCAGGCATAGCATCAGGGTCAATAATTATTTCTGTGTTCCCAATACCTATAGTTACACTTTCAGGGTCTTCTATCTCTATTTCAATAGCTTGTTCTTCTATCGCCGCCTCGTCTATTCCAACTGGAGCTTCATATAGTCCTTTATCTACGTCTGCCATAATTTTATCCCCTAGCTCTTTTTTTTGCTGCTTGTGATAATTCTTTAAAATGTACTAATTTTTTTGATGTTTTGGTGTGAACTTTATTTGTGTGTAATGTACCATCTGACATCTTATGAGTTGAACCTTTATGCTCTTTTCCGTCTTTTGTATAATGTTTAACGCCTTTCATAAGTTTTTTCCTCTATTATAATGCATATAACCTTTTATTTTTACGACTTTTAAACATCTGTATATCATCTTCTTCATCACTTGGCAAGCGAATAAATCCGCCTTGCCTAAACCGTGCTAAAGCCAATGTTGTAGCATCCACCAAGTCATCATTTGCCCCTGCTGGAAAATCATTACATTCTTCTATTACTTCATGTGCCCATCGTCTATCGGGAGCCCATACTACACCCCCGCTAAACAAATCAGATACAGCATTTACCCGACTTATTTTGTCTTGGCCTTTCCCCGGAGTGAACTCACCCACTGGAATTCCCATTCTTCTAAATTCTTGGTAAATTGCAGCACCATTAGATTTTTTCTCTACAATAAATGCATCAGGTTCCCAATCTTGGTACTCTTCAATACACAATTGCTTTAATTCTGGAAATTCTAGTCGTCTTTTAATTGCATTAAGTAATATTATAGCGTAGTTATTTGTTTCTTCGTTAAAAAATACGCCCCATGTTGTTAATGCGTTGTAATCAGCTCTATTATTAGCTTCTTGAGCCGCATCTAACGTCATTATAGTAAATTCACAAGCAGGTGGGTCTTCTTCTTCCCATATATTCCACCATTCTCGCTTAATAAGTGCCCCTTCTTCTGAAGTTGGGTTCTGTAAGTACTGTGCGTTCCAATATCTTACATCAATAGCCGCTCTTCTAGCCTGTAATTCTTCTATAGGCCAAAACTCTGGCCATAATGGTACTTCTTCTCCATTCTTATCTTCTAAAATCGCTGGAAATTCAACAACTTCCCATTCATCTACTCCATCATTTTTAACCATTTGGTTAACTATCTGTCCTGTAAGGTCTAATTTAGACCATCGGGTCATTACAACAACAATAGCACCACCAGGCATAAGACGCTGAAGCGGGCCGGACTGAAACCATTCCCAAGCTGGTAAGAAAACATCCGATTTACCCAATTTTGCATCTTGTTCTGAATGTGGGTCGTCAATAATGAATAAGTCGGCACCCCTACCAGCCAAAGCACCACCAACCCCAATTGCAAAATATTCCCCATTAAAATTCGTGCCCCATCTCGAAGCTGATTTACTATCTGCTTGTAAACTAATGTCGGGGAATACATCTTTATAAGGGTCTGAGCCCACGAGATTCCGGACCCTACGCCCAAAGTTAACTGCAAGGTCAGCTGTATGAGATGCCATAATAACTTTTTTTGTTGGATGTTTACCCAGAAACCAAGCCGGTGCCAGATATGATATGAGTTCTGATTTTCCGTGACGAGGCGCGATATTGACAATAACTCGTTTTCTTTTTCCGTCTGCAATTTCTTCAAACAATTTAGCAAGTCTTGCATGATGTTCTCCTACTTTATAATCGGGGTAGACATGTCTAATAAAGTCTAAGAAGTTTGCCTTCCCCTGTGTTTTAATTAAGTCTTTCTTATATTCTTTTAATAATCCTAAACTTTTTTGCCTCTCAGTTTCCGACATACTAGGTAAAGCTTTTTGTAATAAATCTAAATCTTCTGTACTAATCATCTTTGTCTTCTATGACTTCCGCTTCTATAACTCTTCCTTTAATTTGCTCAATCGCTTCTTTTAGCTCTCTTTCTAATTCAGCTCCTGTTTTATTTATATGGGTAATAATTGTTTGTTTTTTAAATGCGTCTACGCCATCTACCTCTCCTATTGCTTTCAACGCCATCAATCTATCTTTTGAATTCTTAGCTGTTTCTGCTTCCTGAACAAACCGATTAACTACATAAAGTTTTAAGTCAGCTAATTCCTTTACAATCATACAGTTAGAAGACGCTACCATTCCTGCTAGGTAAGCCATTGTTTCATTTGGGTAGTTTGCGAACTCAGGCTTCAAGCCCGGATTGTTTACCATGTCTTTAGCTAATTCTTCTGCTTCTTTTTTGTTTTCAAATGACGGTTCAATCTCTTCGCCACTAATATCAGACATTAGTTTAATAGTATTTGCGCGTGCTTCTACTTCTTCTGCAGGAGTCATATTAGGGAATGCTTCCCGTGCGTTTTTAGGTAATGGAATTTCTTCCTCTATAGGAGGAACCATAGTAGGTATTTCTTTAGATTTTTCTTCTATCTGTGAGTCTTGCATGTGTCGCTGTACACCTTGTGAATTATTTGCAGCTAAGACCAGAGTATAACTAAGAAATCAAAGAAAGGCAATGACCAAGTAAGAGAAGGAAGAACATTACGTATATAGATATATTGTGCATACCGTAGTATATAACTCTTTGTTTTTTAATGTGTTACTGAGAATCATTTGTGTTTTGAGATTTTTTGCTAAAAATTTTTTTGATATTCCTTTTGTTTTCGTAGGGGGGCGTTCGTAAAGTAAGAGGGGGGTGGGGGTCAAACTTTACAAAATACTCCGGTTATTTGCGTGGATTACAGTGTATAGGGGACCGTGAGCCGTAGAAATTCTGAACGCCCTACCACCCGCGTACCGCCAGTTTTCTGGCCGTTTGCGTAAAAGCCCATTTTAGATTCTGATATCTTTTTTATTCTGCTGTTATTCATTCGCTGATTAGCGAATAGCTTTAGTTAGTATCTATAGATTAATTAGATTAATTTAATTGATGTAGGCTGTTGTATTTTGTAAAGTAAGCTGTCATAATGTACTTAGTGATTAGATATTTTATTTAATCATTGCTACAAATAACCCATTCGCTGATTAGCGAATACTTTTAAAAGGAAATACAAAATGAAAGCTAACACTAAGATAAGCAACAAAGAAACTAAAGCGGTAACAGTAACTAAAAACATATCAGCATTTACTACTAAGCAAGTAACGGATAACGTAAGGGATATATTCACTCCTAACAACGCTGTTAATAATGCTGTTGAATTTTTCAATGCTAATAATGATAAGTTTAATTTAGGTACGGATAAGCATTGGACCAAAGTTCAACCATCCGCTTTACCGGATGATATTTCATTAGCTATGAAAAATAACTTTATGGTTCACTGGTTCAATAATCAATCACCGTTGTTAGTTGGATGGAAAAAAGTAGATGGTAAGAAAATTATTAAGGGTATCAAGGACGGCGGTTCAAGTTTCAACGTAACTCCTTCAATGCTACTAGACTTACCAAAGAAAGCTGAGTTTATAAAAGCATACGGTAATATTGCATATGCTTATGTTTATTCAATGTCTAATAATTTTAAAAAAGCTTATTCAAAATCCGTAAAATCTTTACAGGAAAAAGGTATCTCATTAATTAAACATCAAGATTATTTGAATGCCGTTGAAAAATCAGGCGGTGATATGTCAGCCGTTGAAATGGATGAACCAAAAGCATCAACCGGTAGAGACCGTACAGTTTTTCAGATGATACAATGGGAAACTATTGGTAAAGCGGATGAACATTCAAAAAAAGATAAAGCGGGTAATAATCAAGATAATGAAAAATCTTTATCAATGAAAATCATAAACTCTAAAGATACTAAAGCCATTGAGGGATGGAAAAAAGTAGTTAAGGCTTTAGAAGATTTTCAGAAATTAGCTTAAATAAAAATCCATAGTTTTTAGAATCCGGTTTAATCACCGGATTTTTTTTGTCTAAAATATTCTCAATTGTAAACTTTTATTTTTTGTAAACTTTCGCTGATTAGCGAATCTCTATTTTTCCCGCGTGGCCACCCAGCACC